AATACTGAAAATTTCATTGGGATTGGGAAAATGTTCATAGCGAACATCTATGTTGTTAATCAATCCTCGTTGCAATTTACTATTGCCCGTGACACTCACACCTCCTAATACATCTCGGAAGGTGACGGGTGCCAATTCACGATATTCAGGACGAGCCACGGTGCGAGAAATGGCAAATCTAAAATTGGTGTTATCAGAAAATTTCGTGTTAAGAAGGAATGCGGGCAATACATCAAGGTTACGTAAGGAAGATTCCACCGTGAATCCCCCTTGTGTTGAGGAGTTAACATTGATGTCAGCATATTCTGCTCGACCCCCGAAAATCATTCTGATGTGATCGGCAAACTGCCATTCTGTCATGATGTATCCTGCGGCATTTACATCTTGTGCTGTGTATGACCCAGCTTGACCAATGGGTTGAATATTGATGTTATTACATGTGGCACATGCTTGATCTTTACTGAAAATTACATCGGGGGATTGTGTGGTAACTGTTTCATTTGCTCGGGTGATGAAAGCATAAATTGGTGCCTGTGTGTTTCGTTCCGTGTTTCGATAATAGGTTCCCATCTTCACATTATGACGATTCTTAATTGTCAAGGTATGATCCACTTGTCCCACTACATTCTGTTCCCGTAAATCAAAATATAAACGACGAGCGCCATCCAATGAACTCAATAAAGAATATCCAACGTTTGGAACACGAGAATATACTACATCAGATCGGTCAGGTTCTATTCTAGCGGTGCGGGCTGTTGTCAGTGACCAGGATGTTTTATTGTTTGTGGATAGTTGATGATCGCCGTGTCCTGTCACGGACACAACACCTCGTTCCACATATCGTAATGTGGTGCGACGAATACTGTCAGCAAGATTTTCATCATATCCGGCATCCACTCGTGCTTCATTATCAGCATTTCTTGTAAAGGTGCTGTTCAAAGAAATTCGTGACATTTGCCCAATCATGGTGGAGAGATTGGCAATACCACCCCATTGCACACCTACTCGTGATGTTTGTCCATTTAATGTGGTCAGAGGCACCACGGTGTTGTTTGGTCCTTGATTTCCAATAGCAAATTGTTCATCACTTCGTACTTCTTCGGTGTAACCATAATTTCCACTCAACACATATCCTATATTCTTGCCAAACACTTTATTCCCACCGGCTGACATGCCCAGTGAACTATTTCCGCGTCCGCTTCGATAATATGGTGACCAGACATTCCGTTGTGAACGAATGATGTTGTTCATTTGTTCTTGTGTGACAGACCCTAGAAAGTTTGCTGATGCTAAATCAGCGGGTATGTTTCGTGCCGCTCCTGCTACTGCCAGAAGTTCGCCGCCCGCCCGAGGCGCGAAAGGCAATGTGTTCATGATGACTCGACTATTTCCTCCAACACCCATGGAGTAATTCATTTGTGTTCGTGCAGGAAATTCTTTTGTTTTAATGTTCACTGTCGCCCCTGCAAAATCACCAGGTTGATCTGGTGTGAATGTTTTGCTCGTGCTAACTTCTTGCAATAAACTGGATGGGAACAAATCTAGGGGGACAACTTTCCGTTCTGGTTCTGGGCTTGGCAAACGAACACCATTTAAGTTTGCGGTGGTGTATCGTTCACTTAAACCACGAACTTGCAAATACTTACCATCTTGCACGGTGACACCACTGATGCGTTGTGCTGCTTGTGCAGCATCACCATCAGGTGACCGAGAAATTTGTTCTGCGGTAATGGCATTAATGACATTGGTGGCGTTCTTTTGTGCGTTCAATGCAGAATTAATACTGCCATTCTCTTTTACTGCGGTCACACTCACCGTGGATAATTGAACATTTGCCACTTTCAATATAATGTCTTGTTCCACAACCCCATTGTTAGGAACAATAATTCCTGTAATTGTTTTCGGGGTGTATCCGATACGACGAACTTGTATTGTAGTTGTTCCTGCGGTGACCCGTAACCGATATCGCCCATCTACACCAGACATGATGCCTGCAGTAGTTCCAACAACTTGAATGCCTGCACTAGGCAATCCTTGCCCTGTGGCTTCATCAAGTACTCTACCAACAAGCTGTCCCGTTTGAGCAGAGGCTACATTGGAAAAAATAAAGGTTGCCATGGCAACCTGAAAGAAATTTCGCATTAGATGTCCGGTGTAATAATGTCAAAAATATTTATTGATATCTGTTTGTTTTCAAATGTTTACTGTGTATCAGCGATGTAACACTTCGTGCAAATCACGATAAAACAACAACCCTTCAATATGTCTATCACGCTTACTTTGAAAGAGTTGCATCATACCATCTTCTACTGCAATGGCAATCACTAATCTATTCACAGGAATGCCGGTGCGTTCTTCAAACATTACCGCATATGCTGCTGCCTGCATGAAATAATGCTGAATATGATCTTCATCTTTTTCTCTACGTGCTGTTTTGAAATCAATGATGCTTAATTTGCCATCAAACTCTGCTATACAATCCACACGCCCTGCCAACCGTAAATGATGAGACCACAATCCCACTTCTTGTGCGCGAATGTTATCAATTCTGTCCAAGGTGGGTTGTGCAATCTTGAACATTTCTAAATTGTGCAAGGAAACTGGTTTATCGGTACCTGTAGGAGTAAAATTATTTTGTAGATATTTTTCTGCTAAGGTATGAAAATGTGTGCCTCGTGTGGCAGCTTGGCGTGATATCTTATTGGCTTCTTGTTCACCAACACGCTGTCGCCACTCCATGATGCCTTTCTTGGTGTGGTGAGATAGCACCGTGGTCACAGAGGGATAGAGTTTACCATCAGGTGTTTGATAAACTCTATTCCCATCTGTGCCAGTCGTTGCTGTGATATCTTCTATTGTTACGGGGGTGTGTATAAATGTTTTCATGATATAAAAGTAAACTATCCGTTTACATTTGTCAAGAAGCGACTAGAATATCCTCGTACATCATTCTGGCTAAAATGTATTCCTTCACCAATGCGCTCCGAACAATATCCTCCACTCCAAATTCCACATGACGGAATGATTGCATGTGGTTGGCGATTGCCATGAATTTCTTCAACCCGGAAAGATCGGTTCGCTTACATAAATCCGTTTGTCGGAAATCTCCACAAAACACAATTTTTGTATTGTTACCAACACGAGTCATGATACTGTTCAATTCCATGTCATTCATGTTTTGTGCTTCATCAACAATCACAATGGAATTATCTAATGTCAATCCTCGAACATATGATGTCACCATGAAGGAAATGAGGTTTTGTTCTTTCAACTTGTTGTATGCACGTTCTCCGAAACGAGGGAATAAATCTGAACAAATTTCTTGATACGGTTGAGAATACACTTCCACTTTTTCTTTTTCGTTGCCTGGAAGGAACCCAATATCTCTGGAAGGGACTGCTGAACGAACCACAATTACTTTTTTATAATCCGATGAAGTTTGCAACAATTCGTGAAAAGCATTGTACATGGCGATGTATGTTTTACCTGTACCTGCCACACCGTGTAACAGAACGGCTTTATTACCTTTATTATACAGATTGAAAAATGTTTCCTGGTTGTGTGTAAGGGGATAAATGCTTTTCAAGTCAGTGAGCTTTACTTTGTGCTTAGATTCTTCCTCTTGGTAGATGTAGGTTTCGGATGACACAAGTTTGAGGCGCTTTTTCCGTGACATACTAGGCTCGTTAGGTTAAAGGTAAAAAAAACTCCGATGAGGCGTGAGCCCCACCGGAGGTAGAACGGGTTGTGAACCCTTAAATGAAACTACTGTTTTGTTTGATTTTAGAACCGGGTGTTTGATCATGAATTTTCCGAAGAACGTCTTTGAATCCTTCGTCTGGGCGACGAACGTGTAAACGTACAGCATCTCCAATGGCAGGAGCAGTCATCATTACTTTGTTAACTGCTTTTTCTGAACAATTAGGACAAGGTTCACCCTCCGGTTCATTCATTCGTGAAATACTAAGAAAATTCGTGAAATAATACTCACACTTCTCACAAAGATATTCATATGTCGGCATATATTTTTATTTATGATTTGTAATTGTCTGAAACTCTCATGATACTGTCTTTAACCCAGTTCAAAAGAATTTTGGAAGCCTCGGTTTCCAAGGTGCGTCCTATGTTATCAAGTTCTTCATTTATGTCAATAAACACGTAATTGATACGTTCTTGAGCATAATCTTCTAATGCTTGGTTATATTCTTCATGTTTGTCCATGACACCCTCTACTTGATATCCGTTGAAGAATCTGCCACATCCTTATCCGTGCGTAATTCAATGAATACGGGAAGAAATAAACTGTGTTGTCCTGTTTTCTTGTCTTGAATGCGTGCATTATATCGAACAGCAACAATTTTTCCTACAGTATTCTCTCTGGTGTATTTATCACGGTGTTCATCGGAAAATCCAGTTCCCACATTCACTTTCACCACACCGTCAGATGATTCAAGAACCAAGGCACCCAGCCGCCCTAGATTTTTGCCTGTGCCTTCTTGCCAGTCCACACACAGCAAATCAGATTCCAATTCACCCTTGAATTTAATTTGTGATTTTGTGCGCTTATCTTCCCACAACCCCCAGCCATTCTTCAAAATGATGCCTTCCTGTCCTTCTGCCAAATATCTCTCAAAGTGTTCACGAGCTTCTTCTTCGGTGCGCACCTCAAATGTTTCCACGTGAGAAATCTTTTCTGGTAAATCATCACGATTCACAAGAGCAAATCGTTCCTTGTAATATTTGTTATAAAAACCAATCTTGAACGACTTTAACGGAATGACATCCCAGATGGTGGCGTGAACCATGGCAGCTTCCTTTTCAGAGATGGTGTCTTTCACCGCTTTGTTCAAGATGCCATTTCCCTTTTGCCGATTCATGATGCCTGCGGCATCCTTCACAACAAGCTCACCATCAAACACCATGTCGCCTGTCATCACCTCGGCAGACAGTTTCCGAGCCAATTCAGCAAATGCTTCTTCAAGATGTCCTAGCAAGGAAATTTGCTTACCATTACGTGAACGAAACTCCACCTTGCCCTTTTCCACGATGGCGTTGAAACGCATTCCATCCAACTTCAATTGTACCAAGGCAGGATATTGCATCTGCATCATCAACTTCTCATCATACCCGGAAGCAAGCATCACAGGATAAGTGGGAATAAGAGCAGGGAAAATTTTGTTCACCGTAGCCTCAGACACACCACACCGTAAGTCCTTTTGAATGATACGTTCAATCACCTTGGCATCATTTGCGG